TTTTCTGAAGAGCGCCGTATCCTTCCAATTCATCAGTGCGATAAACTGGTGTTGGGACCCAACCTTTTACTTCAAAGGATTGGTATTGATCGTTCCACCTTTCGGCGGAGCGGTAACCCAAAAAGGAAATACGGCCCATTGCCGGACTATCCTCAGATACGTAAGGATAATACCTTACAATCTTTTCTACATGAGAATGTAGAAATTGAGCAGTCCTCCAATAACCTTTCTTATAAAAGAGGTTAGCAGAGGCAGACCATGAGAGTAGTTCCGACGAATGGTGCATGTTCTCAGGAGGCTGAGCACGAAGGTATACGGGTGTTACAACGTATCCATCGTAAGCCTCTACACCGCATGACTCTCTGAACTTACCAGTCCAGAAGGTTTTCGATGTATTCACCTTGCAGTTGTACTTCTGCATGTGATCGAGAACAACAGTCGCATACGTCGATGGAATGATTATATCATCGCCATAGACGTAGACAGATCTCGTAACAGAGTATACGTTACGAGGTGTCACAGGGAGTTCTCTGATTCTGAGTAAAGCATCTACACACAAGGTGTAGAAGTACATTGCTTCAATCGGAAAGCAGAGTGCAGAACCCATAGAGGCAAACTTACGGAGGGGACCGATAACGGTACCATCTGGAAGTAATGCCTTTGTCGAACGACATGCACGAATCGCGTCCCGAAAATCGGGATTCGAGTCGAACATAATCAGGGCTAGATCTAGAGGAACTCTATCACTAGCTTCCGAAAGATCAACCGTTGCTAGTTGACCGTCGATAGACGCGTTAATGGCTAAACTCTGATTAATACTCTGGTCACGGAAATTTACATGACCAGAAGTATACCAGTATGATTCGATAGCGTCATAAAGGACGCCTCGAATCCCTTGCTGGATGTATTGCATGCAGCAGGGTTCAATGGCAATAACGCGAGGGCCCTTTAACGTCTTTGGAACAAGAGTTACCTTAACAGGCAACTCATCTTGTTCTGGTACGATCGTTAACAAATCGAACTCCACAGAGTCGACAGCGGAAATCGAATATCCGTTATCGATTATGGGGAAGTAAGGTTCGAGGCGATCATACCAATACTGCCAGGTATACTTGGAATTACCATGAATACCTTCGGCGGTGGCACCGGGACCGTGTCTAGGTAAGCACATATCAATAGATAAACTAGATATGAGATTATCCCACAACACAGAAGAAACGCTCGAAAAACGAGCAATCTCTTCTCTCGGTAGCTCAAAGGCGCTAAAGGATTTCTCAATAGCGACAAAATTCTCGACTGCGGCTTGATCCCGTTCAGGGGTACAAGCCATCTTGACCTTTTTGAAAGTACAACATATTTGTCGTACTGATTCAACAATCGTCGTGAAGTCGAGGTTCTGAGTGTTTTTGTCATTAATACTCCCTGTCTCTCGGTCGAATATTTGGCCGAGCATACCTTGCAAAAAAGCAGGGATTGCTCCGCATTTCCGAAAAGATCGAAAATGCGAAGGGCCAATTCCCCCATTCGCAAGTGATTGTTCAAAATCGCTAGCGAAGGAGGGGAGGGTAATCGTCAAAAACGACAACCCTTCATGTTCGACCCGTGACTTGATTGTTTCCAAGTCACGTAAATCGGAGACATTAGCGACACACTTCGCTGCGGCGTCATGATAGACTGCCACAGCAACCCCCAGGTAGGTACTTACGTTGCTTTTCAAGTCAACCTCCAAAATAGGAAGCGAGACTTCAAGCCACTTGAGTTCCTCCCGCGAGAATAAATCCGCGGCAATCCATTACTCGAAACGCCACACTCCACTAAGGAGTGCGACGAGGAGAACGGTTCCTACTCTTCTGATCCTTGGTTAGATTTTGCGAAGTTTTCGCATCCTCTAATCCGGAAATGAGAGAGTCAACCGATGTCGCAGCAAGGATGATTTGATTCATCTTCTTGCTGTTAAAGCTTGGACCCAAAAGGGCGAAAGCTCCAATGACCTTATGTAGCGTATCGAATTTCATACGTTTTCTTAAGCTCCTCTTACTTCAATCAGGACTCCTGATTGAAGAACTTGGCGAACGCTGAAGAGTCGAGCCAGGCTTTTAGGCCGGCCCACATCTGATCCAATTGCGTTTGAGTAAACCCAGAGATGGGCCTATCAAGCACAATTGAGAAAGCGGCAGATTCCCAGTCATTGACAGAAGTCAATGGGTCGGGAACTATCGCTCTCTGCTCAAATCGAGCCCTAGATTGGACTCGCTGCTGCTTAGTCTCGTTATGCGAGATTGTCAGCGCGAAAGTGGTATCCGCCAGACGATACGTCGACGAAGTACCATTCGTACTGATTCGCGGCATTGCTTTGGCGACAGCGTTAACTGTAATGGTTTGGGGATCGGAAAACAAATGGACTACCTCCTAAAAGTTAGTGAGCGTTAGTCCGCGTCGGTTCCCAATTTGCTCAGTCTTTGGAAACTATTCTAAAGAACGCGGATAGTTCAATGCTTGAACGTTCGGTCAATACCGAGCGCACCAAGTATTGATAGCTGCTTAGCAGATAAACTGCTAGGCGGGGTAAACCCGTATGGACCAGTTGCCTCAACCCTTTGTTTCGTCCAAATGAGACGTTCCCAGGGTACTACGCGAAGACCTTGATAAGTGTTAAAGTTCGAATTTAATCGTAACTTTCGCACTGTCTTCTGCATAATATAGAGGTAATTGCAGACAATGCCATCGGTGGCAATCGAGTTAGCGCGATCTATGATCGAGCCTAACCCGGTAAACCAATCGATGAGCCATGTCCATGGGGTAATCTTATACAACAACGCAGGATTGACTTCAGCTCCATGCAAAGCAAGGAGTTGTTGAACATTGTTGATACTTGAGTCAAACCCAGGTATCTCCTTGTCAAAAATCTGACGGTAATACTTAAAGGAACCTACAGCCCAGGCTTTCGTGAAGTCTTCACGATAAATCTCGGCGTAAGTCCCAGAAGTTTGATTACCTTCAACCACAATCGGTTTGCACAAATCCGTTATATTCGGCTCACAAAGAGCAGAAAACGTATTTAGTGCAATTCGTGTGGACGTTGTTTGTTCGAAAAGAGTACGCCTTCGTCTCACCCACAAGCCGTTATCACGGATCAATTGATCAATGTAACGCTTGGAGTTAACGGCTACATCAATAAACTTGTTGTAGTCTGAGATGAAGGGGACCCACCCGAATTGGTGATTCAGATAGTCCGAAGCAATCCGCTTTGGGCGAATTACCGGCGAATCTCGATTTCCACCCAGAGATAATAAGAGGTCTTTTGCACTCTTAAAAGTCTGTTTGAACATCGAGGGTGCCTCTCGCAATTCAATAATCGCTTGAGCCAACCCGCCTTTCGGAATCTGAGGTCGTAGCCTATCAAAGGCTATAGTACTCCAAACTAATGGATCTGGCACAAGAGTGGGATCAAAGGAAGGAGCGTTACCCATGGCTAGATATTGATTCATAGTCATAGTATCGCCCGTCCAAATGGGATTCGCGAAGAACCCATTATACTCAAGATAATCTGTCCCCAGACCGGGAACAGAAAAACCTTGAGTACTGATCTTACCGATGTGTTGGGTTTGAAACGGAAGCAAGACCTTCGAATAGAAGAGGGGTCCGCCCTCACGATATTCTTTACGGATCTGGTGATTTTCATCCCACATCCGTTCAATCGTAAGGCCGGCAAGGCCAGAAGATTGGGTAACGAGATTCGTTGACCCTTTTAACTGCCCTGTGCTGGAAAAGCGTTGCTGCTTTCCCATCAACGTTCCTTGCGGTAAAGCTATCCGCTGAGGAGTTTTACGTTCCCTGAATCTTGGCTTCCATACCATTAGAAAGATTATCCTCCATACAAATTTAGAAGTGTATCGCTACACTCCAGGTCCCCGGAAGG